TCTCCGCCCCGTAGGGTTATGAAGTTATTAAAATGGCAGGGCTAAATAAAATCTAGTTCTTCTGCCGCTCGTTTAGTTGTGTCCTCTAAAGACAATACCTGTCTTAAGATTGACAACTGACCTTTGGCGAACCAGAGGTCTTTTTCAGACTCTATTGAGTCTAATTTGTTATAAAGGCTTTCAAGATTTTTTAGTTCTTCAACTAAGTCTCTCCATCCGTCTTGCTCTACTAAATCTTGTCTTGCTTTATAATATTCTTTAGTCGTTTGTTCGTCTAAGTGCGTTAGCATAATTTAAAGCTGTCTCCGATTTAAGGTGCTCTACTTCAGGTATGTTCCTAGCTGTCTCTGATTGTTGTTTCTCTATATCAGCCTTCAGTTTTTCTAGGTCCATCATTTTCTTCTGTAGTCCCATAATTCTTTCTTGTAAGTCTAATTCACTCTGTGGCTGTGAAGCACTTGCGTCTGCTAAGTGTTTCTGTGCTCTAGCTTGCTCTTCTTGAGCCTCTGCTGTAGTCTTTTGTATGTCAGCCTCTAACTGTCGCATCTCTAATTCCATATGCTGCTGTTGCATCTGTTGTTGCTCAGGATTAGGCTCGTTACCTTGCATAAGAGACTGTACAATCTGGTCTCTGTTATGTAAAGAAGAGTTTTGAAATGTTGCTAATAGTATTACATTAAATGCTGGAGAGTCTTTAGGTATAGATTGTAGCATTGATACCATCTGCTGCATCTCTAGCTCTTTAGCCATAATACCCATAGTAGAATAAGGTACAAATTTATAATCAGTAACAGGATACCTGTCTACATCAAACTGTATCTTACGCCACATACTCTTATTAACCATAGGGATAAGGAACGTGTTCTGAAAGTTCATTAAAGTACGTTTCTGTCTCTTAATACTTGCAGATTGCATCATAGACATACCACTAGAAGTAGCTCTATCCGGAGAACCTGTGTCAGCAGAGCCAGTACCCATCTGAACCATATTTTGCAGTGAAGCAACTTGGTTATAAGTATTCTGGTCTGTAGAACCTAGTGTTAGAGGCATAATAGCCTGTCTAGGGTCTCCATTAGTAAGTATAGTCTTGCCCGGACGTACCTCAAGTTTTATACCTCTTGGTAGTCTTGTAGCGTCTGCGGCAATCATAGGTGTTGTTGTTAGTGCTAGAGAGTCAATACGTGCTCTCATCTCTGCATCTAATGCTTTTTGTGGGTTATATCCCTTCTCACAAACACCTCTGCCCCAAAACTTGTTAGGAACGATGTCGTGTTGATAACTAACAAAAGGTCTGTCAACCATCATAAATGGATTCTCTTCTGCTCTTAAGACGTGTTCGTCATTAGCGAGTGTTACAACAGCTTCAACTAATTCATCTTCATCATAGTTAAAGTCATCTTCACTCTCTTTAGCATTAAGGAATTTACGAGGAACTTTACCCCAGTATTCAGTAATCTTTATTTGGTCAGAAGCATCATTCTGAATGTATTCAGGGTCATAACCTAGGCTTATAGCGTCTGAACTTAGCCCTATTTCAAGGTTTCTGTAGATACCAAGGTCCATCCCTTCTGATATAATATAACGTGGCTTTAAGACCTCGTGAGCGACTCCTAGTGCCTCATTAATACTAACAGCACTTGGGTCTATAATAAATTCTTTTGGAGAGATTGCTTCTAGCTTTACATCTACTGAAACATACTCTTCTATCTGCCTAGCTGTCGTAAGAGTGCCTTCTACTGGTGTTTCTACCGGTCTACGCTTAACATTCTCTTCAGTAATTATCTTAGCTATGCCTGTGCCATATACAGCACCATTTAAAAAGACCTCACAGATAGCATCCTTTGCTCCAGTCTCTTCTAAGTCTTCTTGTAATATCTTTCTTACATATTCTATATCAGACTTGTCTTCATCTAGTTCATCATCTTTAATGTCAAACCATTTACCTCTACCAAAGGTAGCTTCTTCTAGCTCTGCTACAGATGATTCTACTGCTTGTTGTAAAGCAGGAGTAATAATTTTAGATTTCTCTGATTGTCTAGTCTGGTCTTCTGAAGTCCACTGACCACGCCAGAGACGGTAGTATTCATCCCACTTTTTAAGGTGGTTATTATCTCTGTGGTTTCTCCAGTCAGTTAGTCTGCCTGATAGCCAGCTAGATAGGGCTTGGTATTCGTCATCTGATTCGTAATCGTTTATATCTGCCATTTATGTCCTTTAATAGCCTGCAATGTCATCTTCAGGTTGCCAATCATCATCTAATTCTATTGTGTGCATAAAGTCTGCTACACTAACTTGGTCTATATAGGCTAATGAATCGACCATATCATCGTGAGTTCCACTCGTTGGAAACTCTAATAACTGTGATTCAAAAGGTTTATTCCAAGCACCCTTATTAAATTTAATCTTTCCGTGTTCCATACGACCTTGAAGAGACCAAGTAATTCTATCTGCCTTCTTCTTACCGCCGTGGGTTACATCTGTTATTACTACCCATCTATTCTGTGCTCGCATTTCATCTTCCAAATAAGGAAGTATAGCGTTCTTTAGTGCTCCGGATTCTATTCCGACAATTGTTGCCTGATTTTCAATCGCAGCCTGTAATATTTTAGTAGCAGTTTCTTTAATGTTCCATCTGCCGTGGAGTATATCTTTAACCCACCACTGGTCACTGTTGATTTTAACAATAGATATTGCTGTTTCGTCCAGCTTACTACCTTTGAGACCACGTTCTTTTTCCACCTTCTCAAAGCCTGCAGGGTCAACCGCAATAACGAAATTTCCTTCACTTGGTTCTTCTGAGTCATACTTTATCCATTCCTCTTTAAATATACCACCTGTAAAGGAGACAAAACTTGCCTCAAATTCTTGTCTGAAGGCTTGCGTGCTCATAGTCTCTCTAGCAGTCGCAATTTCTTCAGGGTCTAGTATAGGGTTATCTGTAGAGTTATACTGAAATGCTTCCCAATCTACATTCTTTTCTAACTCTGCTTCCTTCCATATATCGTAGAAGTGATTCTTACCGGCGGGAGTTCCTATAAAGAGTGCACCACCTTTTACATCGGCAAGCGTAGGTCTAATAATCTGTTCCCACACTTCAACCTTCATACTGGCATACTCATCTAATACAACATAGGAAAGTCCTACGCCCCTCAAAGTATCCGGTCTATCACTTCCTTTTAAACTAATTCTTCTACCGTTGACTAAAGTCATAGTAGCTGTATTCTCGTGGGTAGTCTCTATTAAATCTGTACCCTGAAGTAATTCCTTCAGCATATTCCACATAATATCTTTAGACTGTTGGAACGTAGGACCTATGTAAAAGACATCCTTACTATCCGACTGTAGGGCTTTAATAATAAGTATCCAAGCTGCCAGCCTAGACTTACCAAAGCGTCTACCCGCACTTACTACTTTAAATCTTGCTTTACTATTGAATATCTCTAGTTGTGCTGGATGTAGGCTTACATCTAATTCCCTACTCACCCTCAAGTCGCTTAGACGCGCTCCGAGCTAACTTTACTATAGTTTCATCTTCTTCTGCTTTAGAGATTATAATTCCCTCTTCATAATCTAAGGGCTTACTCTCTTGTGCTTCTATTACTTTTTCTGCTAGACCACCAACATTAATAATAACATTGCCTCTATCTTCTGATGTCCTAAACTCTACTGCTTTGGTTGTCGGTATGATTCTATCCATACACATTTTAAGACAAGTCCTGTCACCTTCTAGTGCTAAGTCTATAACCTTCTGGACTATTTCTGGTCCTTTATTAGACATTAACTCTCTACTTAGAGCTGTAAACTTATTGACACTTCCTTTTGGTCGACCCTCCGGATTTAAGGACTTCATTCCTTTAAATAGCTTTGGGCTTCCTTTGTGTTTTGAAGGCATATCTTCTTCGCTCCTAAGTGATACTATAGTTTCAACTAAAGACTAAGGAGTATAAAGGTTATTTCTAAGATGATAACTATAATGGTTATCACTGAAGCCTTTAGGTGAAGTTAGATAATAATAAATGTTTAATCTATAGTAATATTATAGCATACTTTTCAATGA